ATCGTCGAGATCGGCGGACAAACGAACCTGCATTGCACGGTTCGCGTCTACACGACACCCGACGACACCAGACCCGTCCTGGGATCGGTCCTCGAACCCATTCCAGGACGAACCCCATACACCAGAAACAGCGAGCTCATGGTCGGCATGACCTCAGCCCTCGGACGCGCCCTCGGCTACCTCGGCTTCGGCATCGACAAAGGCATCGCCAGCAACGACGAAGTCGCAGCTCGAATCGGCACCGACCGCGAGTTTGACGACGCCATGCCGGCTGTCACCAGAGCCAAAGTCGGATCACGCGCCAAAACAGGCGCCCAGAAAGCCGCAGAAGCCGCGTTAGAGCGTGGCGCGGGTGCTGATAGCCCAGAACCGTTAGAGAGCGTTCTAGACGCGTTTCCAGGCTCATCTGTGAAGAAACGCCAAGAACCGACCGAGAAAATGATCGGTTTCTACAAACGGCTGTGCCGTGAACGCTCCCTCGAGTACGACGAGCAAGCCCTCGTCGACTTCGACGCCTGCAAGATCGCAATCGACCGACTCAAGGAGATGCCCCGTGACTGACGACCAACTGATCGAAGAGCTCGAACGCTCACACAAGTTCCGCACTTACGGCGGCGACGGCTACACGCTCCACGGCGAAGCCGCCAAACGTTTGCGAGAACTGCAGCTCTACATCGAGCAGTTGAAGTCTGACAAACACTGGCTGAACGAAAAGCTCCTTGAGGTCCGCACCGATCTGCAACTCGCGGAAGCGAGGAACCGTGAGAGAAGCTGACTTTCAACAAAGCGTGATCGAAGCCGCATACCTGTACGGCTGGCTCGTCTTCCACCCACGCCCAGCACAAACCGGAGGCCGCTGGTCCACGCCATACACCGGACACGCCGGCTTCCCCGATTTGGTACTGGCCCACCCTGAGAAAGGCGTGCTGTTCGTCGAACTGAAGAACGAACGCGGCCGCACCACACCAGGACAACGCCAATGGCTCAACGTCCTCGAGGACGCCGGCTCCGAAACGTACCTTTGGCGACCCCAAGACTGGAAAGACATCTGCGCCCGATTGGAAAGCAACTAATGGAGAGAGCAATGGACGACGACGAAATCCTGAACGAAATCACACGGCTAATGCAGTTCTACCCGCACCTCGGCGAAGAAATCCTGACCATCGCCATCACCCTGCACTTCACAGCTGCACCGCCCAGCGACAAATGGCTTGTCCTCGAGCAAGAGATCCGCCGCCGGCTGTCACAGACATACCTGGAGCACCGGTGATCGTCAGATCGAAGCGCCCTGAGCGCTACACCGTGCTCGACAACGACATCCTCAGAAACCATGCCCTGAGTTTCAAGGCCCGCGGCATTCTGGCCTACATCCTGAGCCAGCCAGACAACTGGGCGATCAGCTCAACACGCCTGGCGAAGGTCGGCCCTGACGGCCGTGACGCCATCAGAACCGGACTCAAAGAGCTCGAGGAGCGCGGCTACATCGTCAGACAGCGGATGCAAGACCCCATGACTGGCAAGTGGTCGACCTGCAACGTCGTCTACGACGAACCTGTGGACGAACCTGTGAGAAGCCGGTGGATAACTACGCTCGCCGAAGACGGATTATCCGACGTCGGAAAACCCGTCCCTATTAGAAGTACTACTCTTAGAAGTACTAGTGAAAAAGAAAGAGACATAGTTACGTCTCAGAAGCCCAAGCTGTGCACAACCTGTAAGGGCGCGGGCTGGACCGCGTTCGGCAACGACGTCGAGCGATGCGGATGCAATCCCAAGATTGAGGAACTATGAGCGCCGCCGGCCAGAACATCTACCGAACTAAGAGATGGAAAGAGCTGCGACTTCAGGTACTCAACGAAGAGCCGACCTGCCATTGGTGCCGCAAAGCGCCGGCCACCGAAGCCGACCACCTAGTTGAACTAGCTCGAGGAGGGGAACCGTATGAACGCTCGAATCTGGTGGGATCATGCAAGCCGTGTAATAGCCGCCGAGGCTCGGCGTTCCAAGCGCGACGCGGAGGCCCGAGAAAAGTTTCTTTTCAAGACGCAGTCCCCACCCCGCCTCCCCATCTGGCTGTCTCTCGGAAGAATGGATCAGATTCAGGTGGAAGCGGCTCGACGCCGATCGAAGTCGCGTCATCCGAGCCAACGCCGCCAAGACTGAAAACAGCGTCTTGGGGTGACAAGAGTTTCGGCCCTCAAGTAGCCGCCTGGGCGCAGCTCAACATGGGGATCGACATGTTCCCTTGGCAGATCGAAGCAATCAACGGGATGCTCGAGGCTGATGAGAACTGGCGGCTACGTCACCGCTTCGCTCTGGTATCCGTTGGGAGACAGAACGGCAAAACAAAGGGCCTGCTGGCACCTTTGATCGGCTGGTGGCTCACGCACTACGCGGCCCAGCGCGGCGAACCCCAGAACGTCATGTCGACCGCGCACAAGCTCGACGTCGCCGAAGACGTCGCCAACGTCCTGTTCCCGATCCTTGAGGAGAAGTTCGGCTTCCAGACATACCGGTCCTTCGGCCGCAAAGAAGCGTTCCACGAAGGCGGATCACGCTGGCGCGTCGTCAGCTCCGGCGAGTCAGCCGGCCACGGAACATCGAACGATCTAGTCGTTGTCGACGAGATCTGGAACGTCAAACCCGAAGTGATCGAAGGCGGACTGCTCCCAACACAAACCGCAAGGCCGGCACCGTTCGCATTCTTCACCTCGACAGCCGGCTCAGAAGACTCCAAGTTCTTCATCCGTTGGCGTGAGCGCGGAATGCAACAGATCGAAGCCGGCGAGCCAGGCCGTCTGTACATGGCCGAATGGTCACCGCCGGCAAACGTCGATCCGACTGAGCGCCGCTGGTGGTCCTGGGCGAATCCGTCGCTCGGCTACACGATCACCGAACAGGAGCTCGCCGACAAACTTGAAGCGCTCGACCGCGGCGAGTTCGTCCGGCACCATTGCAACATGTGGACCTCGAGCATCGGGTCCTGGCTTCCTCACGGCGCCTGGGAAGCGCTCCAAGTCGACGACCCGATGCCAGCCGGCGGCATTCTCGCCGTGGACTCAAACGCGACCGATATGCGCTACGTCGGTGTTCGTGTCGCGCTCCGCGAAGACGGCCGATACCAGGCTGACACCGAGTTCGCCGTCGAAACCCAAGACGAAATGTGGGCCGCTATCACCGAGTCAATGAAGGACCGATCTGTCGAGCTTGCGCTCACTCCTGGACTCGCCACGATGTGTCCGCTCGATCTGAGCCGCCGCATGACGATCTGGGGCTACCAAGAAATCAACCGATACACCGCGATCGTCAAAGGCATGATTCTTGAGGGCCGGATGGCGCACAACGGAAAAATGACGCTGACCGAACAAGTCAACCGCGCGGTCGCCGGCCGAACCCAAGCCTCGATCACGTTGACAAGCCAGAAGTCGCCAGGACCGATCGAACAATGCCGCTGTATGGTCGCCGCCGCCGGTATGGCCGCGAAACCACAGTCAAACATTCGGAAGCCTATGATCGGAAGTTCCCGCTAGATATCCACAGGCTTGTGGTAACCTTCGCACCGTGGGTCTTTTCCGCACAAAGCCGGCGCCTGCATTCGGAGCCTCCACCGTCAATGCCGCAGCTGGCGGTGCCGGAAGGCCCGGCGCGCTGCAGACCTATGCTGTCGGGGCTGGTACGCAGCGCGCCTTGTCTATCCCGACGATCTCGCGTGCTCGCGATCTCATCGTGTCGATGGTCGCAGCTCTCGACTTCAAGACGTACGTCCTCGAGTGGGACGAAGCCGCCGAGGAGTACGTCCGCCGGTATGTGCCAGGCGAATCGTGGATGACTCAGCCAGATCCGAGCTGCACCCGCAACTTCATCATTGCGAACACGGTCCAAGATCTGATCCTGCACGGCCGCGCGTTCTGGTACATCACGACCCGCTACTCGACCGGATTCCCAGCATCGTTTGTCTGGCTTCCCCACGAGAACGTCACGACCGGCGACCAGATGGGGCCAGAATGGTTTGGCCCATCCAACGACATCGAGTTCAACGGCGTCAGCGTCCCCACCGAGAACGTCGTCCAGTTCCTGTCACCCGTCAACGGCTTGCTCTGGCAAGGCGCCCGCGCGATCGACATCGCCTACCGCCTCGACGAAGCCGCCAAGCGCTTCGCATCCAACGAGATCACCGCCGGCTACCTTCAGCAGAAAGACGGCGAGCCGATGTCCGGCGAGGAACTGTCAGATCTTTCCGCCGCTTGGGCCGAGGCCCGCCAACACAAAGCGATCGGTGCGCTCAACCAGCATGTCGAGTGGCGCGAGTTCGACTCGACGCCCGACAAACTGCAGCTCGTCCAAGGCCGCGAACACGCCGCCAAAGAGCTCACCCGCGTCGCAAATATCCCGCCATACCTCGTCGGCGTCGAGGTCGGCGGCTACACCTACATGAACGCCAACCAAGCCCGCCAAGACCTCTATCTGTTCGGCGCCAAGCCGTACATCGACTGCATCGAGGAAACATTGTCGATGAATAACATCATCGCCCGTGGTAAACATGTCGAAATGAACGTCGACGCCTACCTGGCCGAAGCCGAAATCATGAACCAGGAGCCAGCCGTATGATCCGAATGATCGCAGACAGCGTCACCCTTGACGCCGCCGCCGGCGACGAAAAGCCGCGCACCATCTCCGGCATCGCCGTCCCATACAACGTCGAAGCAACCGTTCTCGGCGGAAGCCGCGTCCGCATCCTGCAAGGCGCACTTCCCACCGACGGCCCCGCGCCACGCTTGCTCGAGGACCACGACACCGGCCGCATCGTC